TGAGAGCAAAAGAGGCCCAGCCCTGCACCCTGGTCTAGCTGCATGGTGCAGCGACCAATGTTTCCTAGCTTTGTTAATTGAGTGGGGATGTACCTCACATCATAGGACAAACGTCCGCGACTTAGTTAGTTCTGACATTGTGGTGCCGTCCCTTAAACGCGGGGAGATTTCTATGCCTCCGCAAGGAGGTAGTATGAACAGAAAGGATATAAGTATCGCCGTAATGGCGACGATCCTTGTTCTAGAAATCGTAGGAAAGATCTTTGGAGGTTTTGTTGGTGATGTTACCGATAAGATCTCTGATGCTCTCCAAAACCGTATCCAAATCGAACAATTCATTCGAGATGGAGGATAGTCATGGGAATCATATTTGACGAAAAGTCTACTCAACGTGATTCACGTTGGGGAGGTTCGAGTTCCTCGTATTATTGTTCACACCAAAGGTTGAACAACACGAGAACATTCGACGTCGAGTATGAGTGTGTTGAGTCGTACAGGGGTCCACATCGATATATTGATGTGGGTAGCAAGAGGCGTCGTGTTTTTAACGATTTCTCGCGTTACAAGTGGAAATTTTCTCCACCGAACCTGTATCATGTCTGCGAATTCGGTCCCACTTACATTCAGTGGGTCGAAGATTTTGGTTTGGCCGATTTTATGGGCCAATTAAACCTCGCGGACCCGTACGTGAATTATGGCACAAAATGGAGTGGTGATTTACCACCCGTTGGCCTCTATGCCCTTGATAAATGGGGACAAGAGGTTCGCGAACCTGTCATTCGTGATATGTTTGCGAAGGCTAATTCACCTCGGTTCAACACGGCAGTGTTCCTAGCGGAGCTTGATGAAACCATTGTTGGAATAAATGGTCTATTCAAAAACTGCTTGGGTTCACTATGGAAAACGCGTATAGCGAAGAAAAACCTGAAACATCTCGTGCTTAATCCGCACGAGCTCTGGCTATGGTATCGCTATATGTTAGTACCCACCATGCTGGATGTGGAAGATTTGATATCTGCGTTTCAAACGCAGGTTAAGATTGACCGCATTCAAGACGGAAGTCCGAAGGAGAAGCTGGAAATTGATGGTACCTTTACCCGTTTAGGGTATGGTGCCGGATATTATAACATCGACTTTGTTTATGAAGCCGAGGTTACTTGTTCAGCTGGCGGTGCATTAGACATCTTAATGAGGTATGACCCCTCACCTTGGGGTACGTCTTCACACGATGTACTAATGGCCGTCTGGGAACGTATTCCGTTCTCATTCATCTTCGACTGGTTCGTTAACGTCGGTGACTGGCTGCAAAGCCTGCGTCAAATTGAGATACAGTATGCTCAATCGTATGCATCTTATGCGGTTGAAAGTATTGTAAGAGTTACGTCGTGTGATCCTTACCAAAAGTTTTCTGGTGCGGACATACGATTTGATTCGTTCTTGATGAAGCGAAAAATCGACCTAGAACCACCTTCCCTTCCCCTGATCGACAAGCGTTGGCGTAATACGCTACGCACACTCGATCTAATTTCTTTAAGCATCGGGACGCTCAAAGGCGTCCTGACCAGGAGGAAATAGAAATGTCTATTTCATTGTTAGATGGTGGAACTACTTCCACGGCTGGTGGTGCGGCTCAAAGTTTTGATCGCACTAACCTACCAGTCAATAACGGCTACGAATACGCCGACGTTGACGAAGCAGATTTCTTTGCGCGGCAAAAAGTTATCATTGTCACGCGTCAGCCGCAGCTTCAGTCTGATGGTACTTGGTCAAAGCAAAAGAGTTCTTTACGCTTTGTCCTTCCCATTACTTTGGCCGATGGCTCGATTAGCTACAATGTTGGTCGTGTGGAAGTTGAATACCATCCGGAAGCCTCTGTTGCAAATCTTGCGGAAATCCGCGAGTTTTGTGCGCAGATGGCTATAGGATCGGCGTTCGACGACATATACGTCGCAGGTACTTTACCTGCGTAATCCAACTGCCTAACTAGGCGTAGCTAGAAGGAGTCTAACATGTCCTCACAAAAGAGACGTAGTCAACGAAAGGCAAGAAACCTTTGTCAACTTGAGCCCCTCTTCCGAGGAGTTCGAGTAGCCTTAATGCACGATTTAGCTGACGAGTACAAACGTCGGCATTTCTGCATGAAGGAACGAGGAGAGCAGACCCCTGCAATCAATGAGGGCTGTCCTCCCTATACGTTCAAGAAGTTGCAGCAATTGCTGAACTTTGACAAACGTATAATCTGGTCTTCGGATAAATCTTTTGATGAGTTAGCTAAGGAGTGCTTCTTATCCTTCGCTGAATCACAGAAGAGTTTTAACTGTCCGGAGCCAATGAGTCGGCGAGCAACGCTCGTAGTACACCGATCTAAGGAGATATGTGCCAAAATACTAGGTACATTCGACTATGATAAGTGGTTCGACTCTTGTTCCTTCGGCAAGCGCGCGGCTGTAGGCCTACCCAGGAGCCAATCCTATCTAGATAGCAGATTCTCTCGGCTATCTGGAACAGAAAAGCAAGTGGCGGCTTTCAATCAAGCGCTGGCCCGTGATGTGCACCTCCTTCGGGCGGTGCGCAAGAGGTGTCGATCCAGAAAGATCGAGACCCACATTAAGGCGACTGCCGTTCCAAAATCCTGGAAAGCAGCACGGATTATTGCACCCGACACGATCCTCGGCGGTTTTCTGTCGAGGGGATTGGGTGACATGATTCGCGCCCGACTTGAAGGGAGTACTCATATCGACCTGTCAAAACAACAGGACCGACATCGTTGGTGGGCTCGACAAGCCAGCATTACAGGCAAGTTGAGTACCATCGATATGAGTAAGGCGAGCGACAGCTTCGTTTGGAGGCACATTGAGTTACTGGTACCATTTGATTGGCACCATGCACTTGATGTGGTTAGGTCCCGGCATTGTGAAGTGCCAGGGGTAGGGGTCATTACACTCAGAAGCTACATGCTTATGGGTTCCGGCCACACCTTTCCGCTTCAGACGTTGTTGTTCTTTTGCCTTGCGGAAGCCGTACGTACCCTACTTAAATGTAGGGGTAAGGTATCGGTGTATGGGGATGACATAATAGTCCCCACACGGATGGTTCGTCCACTTATTGCAGTTATGTCCGAGTTAGGATTCACGATTAACTTTGAAAAGAGTTTCTTCGATGAACCTGATCCGGAACGACCTTCGCACACATTCTTTCGAGAATCATGTGGAGGCGACTACAAAGGTGGTGTGGACGTCAGACCGTACATGCCTGAGTGCGACTTGCAGTTTACTCAATCGGTACCACGCAACGAGTATATCGCGTGGTGTCACAAGCTTCTTAACGGTCTACTTGATCGTTGGGAGCCTGCTGAAATTGAGCACACTGTGCTATACTTGCTGAGAGAGATCCACAATAGGATGCTAAGGATCTGCCTTGTACCGGCGTGGGAAGTTGACCACGCTGGTGTTAGGCACTATATCCCGCCATACCTTAGGTTCGGCCTTGACTTCGACGACGTGAAGTACGTCAAGTCAGTACCTGTTTACTACCGCTTGGTCCTCAAAAGGAGGATGAGGCGGCGTGGACAGGAAGAACGGCCTTACGTTTGGTATGCCTATTGGCTGAAGAGCCGAATGGCTCTAGGCTGCTGCTCTGGCAGCGATCTCTATTCGCAACCCATAGGTTTGGGAGGCGAGCCCGATAAGGGCAAAGCAGGTG